GAAGACCGCAGGAACACTTACTTTCGTATCCGCATCCGTGGAACCTTTCCACGGTCGAGCGGCATCCACAGGAGTCGTATTGTCTGGCTTTTGCACGGAGACTGTTCGACCAAATTTGGTGATCATCCTCTGAGCTAAAGCTTTCGCGTTCGTGTAGTCCTTGGCCACTTCTATCCCCTGACCAGTGTGGTCGTGGAACTTGATCTGAGTAGTTCTTCTATCCACAGATCCGCAGAGGGGTACTCCGGAAAGTTGTAGTCGGAAACCAAACTTGACCGACTGGCGTTTCCTGATGCTGCGATAGTCGTCGCAGGATCTCGGTATCTTGTCTCTTCTTCCAATGGACCAATCTTCTCGCGAAAACGATCCGCTTGACCTGTGGCTGTTGTTGCTCGAACAAACCCCGTTGCTAGGGATTGTGGGTTTACTGGTGACGGTGGATCGGGAGTCAGCGAGTGCAGATCAAATGCCTTCATGGCATATTCAGCCGTAGCTCGGAGCAACGCCACAGGCAACCCTGAAATCAGGAAGTCGTCGTTGTCGTAAGCATCCGAACGAGGCCACTGCATAGCCTGTGCTTGCTGATTCTTGGTCCCTCGAAACTTTCTACCAAACCTTCGATCGATGTGTCGAGACGCACGCACAAGAGCTTCCTCACGAAGAGCATCCGTAGCGATGTCGGCCCACTGGGCGTTACCCGCTTCGATATGGTAGGCCGTAGCGCCAGCAACGCTTTCGTAGCTATTGCTGCCGCTCAGTCCCGATCCGTCTTCAACTGTGAAGGCCATCGTCGTTTGTCTTCCTTACGTGTTCTCTATTGTGACCTGGTCCCGCTCGCAAAAGTTCAGTTCTAGAAACCGCAGGCAGTCCGAGGATACCTGCCACAATTTTAGTTTGTGGAAGCCCCTCGGCTGTCCAGTGGGCATCATCCTCTGGGTCCATCGACATAACCGCAGACCTAATCATCGCTGCTGCATCCCCGGCGTTTTCCTGTCCACCCCCGTTGGTCGCCAGTCCGGAGTTGCCACCCCCAGCACCATTTGTTCCTTTGCCTTTTGTTGGGGATACTTTGTTAGATTCTTGCCCAACCTGTCGAAGATCGCTTCGAACTGCTGAGTTCGTGCCGTTGCCGTTTTTCGCACGGGTTTGAACGTTACCGACGCCAACTTGATCACCCCCTTCACCCTCGTAGATCGGATCAGGCTCGTGATCGGGAAGTGCCTGGTAATCTCGCCGTAGAACACGAGCGAGGTTACCCTGGTCATCTCGAATCGTTGCATGTCCGTTGATGAATTGTGTTCCGTAAAGTTCGCAAGTTCTGCCTGCGTAATGCCCTCGTAGTACTAACTGCATTCTCTGACCCTTAGTTTCGGAAGGAGCCTGGGTGGCAGGGCGGGCCTACCGCGACACCCAGGACTTCCCCCGTCGTGACCTTTCGGCCATTACTTAGTTAGTGATTCCATCAGCACCGGCAAGGCCGAGTTGGCTGAAGTTCACAAGACCGCAATACCAGAGCACACGCCAGATGTGCTCGTCCTTGGTTTCGCTGATACCCACGTCTTGGACGTTAACACCGGACTGACGAGCTGCCGTAAGTCCTGCGATACCGTGCTGACGCGACCCGTCATCCAGGGTGCCTGCGAACATAGTAGTTTGAGCGGAACCCGTGCCTTTGACTTGGTTGATCGGGTTCCAGTCGTTTCGGAAGATTGGAATACCTCCATAGCTCGGAACACTCTGTCCCGAAGGCATGACAACAACCTCATTGATAGAAGCTCCACCAAGACCACGGAGCAAAGCCTTGAACGATCGGATCGTTCGAGCGTGCATCATGATCCAGTCGACCGCACCGTCTTTGTCCGTCACCAAGTCGATCATCTCGTCGATGAACGCGAAGCTTAGAGCCCCGCCGTTGGCTCCGGTGGCCGCTGTCTGTCCTGCGGCAAGCAGAGCGAGCAGTCCATCGAACTCGTTGTTCGTACCGCTGACTCCGTTGACCATCACGTTCTGGTACTTTCGACCAGCCGACTTTGCTTTCGATCCAATCTGAACGGCTGTTTGATCGTTGCCGTCACTCGATCGAGTCATTTGAATCAAGCCGTTAACTTCAGCGTCACCCATCAAGGTGATTAGGCTGGCAGTCAGATTGGTGAACGTTGCAGCGTTCTTAGCCGTCAGTCGCTCAGCTTGGTTTCCACCAGCGGCGACAGCCGCTCCGATGTCTTCACCGACTGCAATGGCAGCTACGGGACCAAGGGCGTTTTCGCGGTTGTACGACAATGCGTTGCCGTCGATACCGTCGAATGGAAGAACTTCGAACATGTTGTTGACGGTGATGATGTTTTCAATAACGCCAGCAACAAGATCGTTTTGTGCGAGTTTTGCAGATTCTGCAAGTGTGACAGTAGCCATAGGATTTCCTGGAAATGGGAGGTTTGGTAGACGTCAACAAAACATTACGTTTGCTGGAATCACTCCAACCTACCATCCAGGATCACCCCTTTTGGCATATACCGAGATCACCTCGGGGCATAAAAGACAGCGGATCACCCTACCGTCTTTTTGTTTGCCAGTGACAAATAATCTAGGATACCTAGACGTGCTTGTCTAGCCCTAAACCGCTAGTTGACCCTAGTCGCTCCACCAGAGGCCAGGCCAGATGCAATTTTGTCGTTCGAAGAACGCTCATCCTTGCCGCCGTTATTTCGACTGTGCCCACCGCTTGTAGATCCAGGTCGAGTGTTTCCACCCTGCGGAGCTTCGGACTCAAATGCGCGAGCGTATCGAGGATCAGCCTTCAGCTCACCAACCAACTCGGGCAGTGACATGTTCTCACCAGTAGCATTGAATCGTGCTGTCCCGTCCTCGCCAACGACCTGGGTAGAATACTTACCGTCGTCAGAGCGAACCACTTTTACGTGCTGTGTTATCACGCCCATCAGTAGTTCGGGGCTTCCTTTGTGTGCCGCCAAAGCAGCAACACTTCGCGCCGTGACCAGTTCGTTCTCCAACGCTGAATTCAGTCCTGCGATCTGGCCGTCTTTGGCCGTCAGTTGGGCTGTGTGCTGCGTTGTCATGTCGACGCGTTGCTGGTTCAGCTTGGCCTGCCACTCTTCCGTCTTCGGCGCTTTGGCTGAAAGCTCATTTTTCTCTTCGGCGAACTTGGCCGCGATCTCAGTCGGCGTAGTTCCCCACTCCGACAGTTCAGAGAGATCAAATCTCTGAGCCTTAACGCTGTCAACTTCGGTTCTCAGCTTGGTGACCGTGCCAGTCAATGACGTGACGTTCTTCACCAAGGATGCAACTACGGGGTTGTCCGACGCCAACTTGTATGTCTCGCCGTCTTCCACGTAACAGCACTGAAACTCAGCCGGAACTTTAGAGATGTCATCAATGGTTTGGTTTTCAGCAAATTTAAAAATCACAACAAACTCCATTTAGTAGAGGCCCATCAGAGGCCGAGCGCCTTGAATTGTTTCAAGGTCAGTTCTCTCCCGGTCTCGTCTACATACTTGCTCAGAGGTACTCCACCTCTGAACTTTTCTGCCTTTTTAAATCCAAGTACTTCGTCTTGGAAAGCAGGTGGCTGTCGTCTGAGCCACGTATCGTAATCCGTTGAGGCAGGCAACGTACCTACGTTCTCTTTGCTCCATTTGTCTCGTCGGATTTTTACCAGTTGGTTCCTTTCCGCAGGACTCGAATTATTCCATCGTGTGCGATCAGCTTCCCGAGCTTCGGCACGGAAATCTTTTTCACGGAATGATCGTGTTCTTGTATCTCGCACGAAGGGTCGGTCCCCCATGATGTCAGAAATACCCTGCCCTGACAATATTGCGATCATGACCGAACGGCAATTCGGGTGAGCAGGCGGTCTCGCTCCCGGTGGAACCAGACGCCGGACTCCGGCGGGAAGCTTGCTTCCATCGAGCGTTGTGGCCGATCCGTCTCGGGACATACAGATCATTGAAGTTCTGCCGTCCAGTGTGGCTGTCCAACGTAGCATCGAGATGACATCCGAGTTAGCAGTCCAAATAGATTCGCGAGCCGCGTTCGATATGTGATTCACGCCGGTTCGAACAATTGTCTCAGCGTTCCTGCGGCTCGTTGAAAGAATCCCATCCGTGAACTGATTCTTTCTCGTACCCGCTATTTCTCGGACCATGCTTTCAATGGTCCTGCCTTGAACAATCCCCTGCCTGAGAGAATTAATCACAGCAGCCTGGTCTGTCTGGGCTACGCTAGAAAACCATTCTTCCAACGTCCTCGCGCTGCCGAACCCACCACCGAAGGGCTTGCTTACAATCGAGCTAATTACCTGCTCCGCTGATACGGTAGCAAAGGATATTCGAACAGGGACCGACTTCTCCAGCATCTGTATTTCGAATCCTGCTTCCACCTCAGCCATGTCTAACAGCTCGGACGTGTTTGTCTGATTGACCTGAGCCCACAGCTTTCTTCGCATCAGGATTATTGAATCCCTGAGCCTTTCGTATCGCTTGGTTTCTATCCCACCAACAGTACCCGCAAACCGAGGTCCGTTGGCTAACTCAGGTAGCCTCGACCGTAGCATTGAGACCAGCTCTTTGTCCGCCTGCGACAAAGTCACGAGCATTTCTTTGACAACACCCGCAGAGAGTCTGCGGACACCAATCTGGTGCCTTAGCTGAAGGTCAAAATACAACTCGTTCGCTGTGTCCTGAGTTGTATCAATTAACGGCCTGTCGGGCACTAGCCGCCTCTTGTTCTTTCACCCGGCAGGATCACCTGGCCCTCGAACCAAAAGCACGGGGCCAGGCTACCCGGCAAGGAATCGGGACTTTGAAATTCTGTGGTCTCCCACCCTGGCGCTGCGGCCAGATCTTGGGACACATTGAGTGGCGGGTTGGCCGCAAGAACGACCAACGCGTCGGCGGCGTTGGCTGCAACTACAACGGCACCCTCAATCCCATAGGAGTTGTCACCGGCAGAGTTACCCCGTGGGTTGCGTACTACAAATAGAGGCATTGTGCCAGTCCTTTGCTCGTTGTTGAGCGTCATCGATTCCACTTTCGATCCAGCCTTGTGCCGTCTCGAAATAACCGGGTGAATATAATTCGGATGATTTGTGCGACCGACAGTGATCGAAATCACCGTTGTCTTTATCGCGAATGTAGTTTTGATCGTGGCCCAGTAAGAGTGGTTTTATTCCAGCTTTTCGCAAATGTAGATTGAATGGGACTTCTGTGTCTGTGTCCGTTTTCTCTGCACGGTTAAGGTCGTACTCCGCATAGCCCCTGTCAAGACTCCATGTAATCCCAAGTCGTCTAATTGTGGGGTAGTGCAAACAGGTTGCGGTGTGACCAACCATTCCTGGCCACAGTAAACTCATCGCGCCCTTGCAGTGATTTCTACCACTGATTTCGTATCCGACGACTGGTTCATCCTCACCACATGCAGCCACGAAACGCTCAATAAGATCACGAGCGACAGGAAATACATCACAGTGCGAATGGAACTGGTAGGTCTGCTGACATCGAGCAGACGCGAAATCCAGGGCGACAGAAACGGGCTCCGAAGCATGGCGATACCCATGACCTCTCTGGTAGTGAATCTCAACGTCGTCTGCACGCAGTGATTCGATTTCTTCTAGTGTCTCGAAATCAGACCCTGTGTCCACAATGCAGATGTAGGGTCTAAGTGTCTGCATCCGCCATAAAGGAATTGCTGCCTTCAAAGCTTCAACAGAACCCAGACTAGGTATAACCAATTGTACTGGAAATTCCCAAGGTTTTATTTTTAACTCACCTTCCCACCGAGCATCTTGGTAACTACCTGACTTCGGTGCGATAAGATCATTCATGTATCTGGCCCTTTACTCGTCGTCGTTCGGTTCCACCGGTTCCACCGGTTCCACCGGTTCTGCTGGGTCGTTCGGTTGTGCCGGATCAAGGTCCAGCAAAGCCTGTCCCAGTATCTCGTTTGATTCTTCTTCGAGTTGCGACTCGTTCTGCTGCGGATCGAATTCGTCTGACAGAATGTTGTACCGCAAAAGTTCCGCTAGGAACGTTTCACGACTGATGTCCCGTCCTGCTCTCGCGTCTCGAATCATGTCCAAGGCGCGACTGTCCGTTTCGTTCGTCCCAAACTCTGTGTTTATTTCTACCGTGCCTGCTTCGCCCTGAGTCCATGCCGCAGCTATGGCATAGAGTTCCTGGATCGCATCAGCAAAGACGACAGTCGTGGACTGCAGCCCGCTGGACGACTCAGAGGAATCCAGTGCTCTCGCAGTAGCTGTCTCTCGACCCGGTCGCTTCTTCAGAAACTCAGCCCCGTAAGACTTCATTTGATCTTCAAGACTCGCCAGGTGATTGGCACCCGCTTGGATCGCTCTGCCTGTGTGCTCGACATAGTAGTAGCGGCCTTGTGGGTCGCTTGTCGTCAGCATCTTGTTCGGTCCAACAGTGACCTCGTCATCGTCGTTGACTCCACTACCTGCCAGCATGGGAAATCGGGAGACCGTCAGGATGGATGTCTGATCGCTGTCCGACTGCCAGTGGGCTACGTTCAGGTGAGCCAGGTCCAAGACCGGACTTTT